ATATAAGCCGCTCTAAGTTCATCTGGTGTCATTGTGTGACTTTCAACATAGGAGCAGCAGAACCAGCAGATTCAGCGACTTGTTGTGCTTGATCTAACTGTGCTTGTTGTTCTTGTTGAGCTTGTCGTTGCTCTCTAATTGCATTGACTTCAGTTTGTCCTCGAACTGCTTTAGCTGGAACTGACAATGTATTAATTAAATGTTTAATTAAATTATCTGTATCTACATAATCAACCACGCCTGGATCAATTTGTGCCAATGGCTGTGTTAATTCAATAAACTGTAATGCAGATTGAACGTCACCAGCTCTTTGAGCTTTTGCCAGCGGTGATACATACTCAATATCAAAGTCTTGACCTTGGATAATTTGAGGTGGGTTTTTAAATAAATTTTTTCTTGATAAAATATTATAACTTCTTGTGATTAATGGTTGCAATAATTCAGCTTGCAATCTACCTAAGACTGGTCCTAACAACCTCATCTTTTCTTCAGTTCTCTGGACAACCTCTGTTGCTGTCATTTGTGGACCAGTACCGAGCAATAACTGGTCAACATAGAAAGACGATTGGATAGCCTTTCTACGTTGTTCTTCCATAGCCAAGCCTATAGGATTGTTTGCACCTATATTTAATGGCTCTAATCTATCCCTTGTACCAGATCTGTAAAAGTTAAGGCCGCCAGGCACAGTTCTAATGGGGAGAATAAAACCATCATCCGGCACAAGAAGTGGAGGATCAACTTGTTTTTGGGCGGCCCTAATCGTTACCTCTGACATTTTATTAAGCATCTTAATATCTGCCAGAGCGGTCATGGCAGGAGAACGGCCATAACCAATTTCAAAACTTGCTTTTAAAAATCTAGGAACACAATAACAAAACTCGTCAAATCCCCCTTCTGATAAAATAACTTTTTCTTCCGGATCTAAATAAACTGAAGCGACTGGTTTATTACCAGCATCAACCTTTGTAACATCTCTATCATCTCTTGTATAAACAGCATGGAGCAACGTCATCATCTCATAAGGCTTTTCTTTTTCCTTTTTGAGTGTCTTTGCAGACATTTTATCTGCACCAAACCTATTAATAGCGGCTCGCAATGGCATTTTAAATTTTCGATAAACAGTATCAACTCTGCCTTTATCGTTTTCAGTAACGTAACATTCTGAAATATGTCTGGTTGAAAAGCCTAATTCAAACTCGCTATCTTCTTCAACAAACATAACTGCTGTACCAAAGGTTATTAAATCATGGTAAAGCTCATGTATCTGTTCATTAAAATTTGATCTTGAAAAAGCGCCATACATAACTCTTTCAACATCACCAAGCCATTCTCTAGCTTCATCAATCATGTTGAGATCATCATTCTGAAACTGTAATGAAAACCATTTAGTTGACATATTGGTTAACATTCCATGCAGACTTGCTGCAAGTAACTCCGCTGCAAGACCAGCAGTACCATCAAATATTAATTCTGATCGTTTATCACCAGGCGATCTAACCTTGTTAATATCAGCTTTCCTTGGTGTTACGTAGTCACCTATCTCTTGCCAATGTGTTTCCCAGGTTGCTCGCTGGTTTTCCAATGATGCAAACCTTTTAACAAGTTCATGTGCTAGTTTTTCACTCATGTTAAGTTCCTAACAATGTTTTTCTTTGTACTGGTGCAGATCCAAGGATGCCTTGAGAAGATGTGTTTATTCCTCGGCCTTTACCTCTACCAGACATGGCATAAAGCTTTGGTGCTAATGACGGACCTCTAACAGCCGCACTAGGCGTTATTCTTGCACTTGTTGTATTTGATACACCTTTAACTGCCCTACCTGGTCTGCCAGCAACAGTTTTTCTCGTTGATACATTCCCACTATCACTACTACCATCTGGCTCTGATCTGTTTGGATCATAGTCTGGATTACCAGAGTAAGCGTTTTTACCACCAAACAAGCCAGTTCCTAATGTTCCAACCACCACACCACCAGGTCCATATACCGGACTAGCGCCTTGTTGTAATTGTTGCTGTAGTTGATTACCACTAAACTTGCTGATTAATGATAATGTTCCAACACCTGGAACAAGGGCATCTACTAAATTACTCCCTAAAAGGTTTGAGCTTCCTTGAGAAGCCAATGACGAACTACCAGCAAAATCTCCAAAACCCATTGATAAACCAGCTTCAGACATAGCTGCTTGACTTTGAGCAGCAGTCATATCAGCCATCATGTTTTCTTCTTCTGCCTGGTCAATAGTATCTTGACCGCCAGGACTACTTGTTTCACCAGCCATCACTTATTTCCTAATAATGATTTATATTCTATAGGTGCTTCGGTTAACAAACCTTGCGATCCAGTCAAAATGGTGGCTTGTCTGCTAACTCTGTTAGCTCTTTTTCTCTTATCTTGTACTTCATCAACAGATGTGACCACACTATCCGGCACAACATCCATAGGCGGTGCTGGTGGTGGTGGCTCTACTGGTGGCGGTGCTGGCACTTTTGGTGTTAAAAAACTCATTAAACTGCTACTCCCAATGGATTATAGTTACTATCTGCTAAAGCTTGCGGCGGCCTATCAAACCCTCTGTTTTCCTTTACACCCACAGCAAAATATCTCCATGCATCCGCTGCATGGCTCGCCCAGTCATGTACCGGACTATTCCTAAATGTCCTTAATCTCTCATTATAAGCTCTGTGATACTGCCTAAGTGATTCTAATCCGGCTTTGCAGCTGGCTTGGTCAAACCAACAACGAGAGAGAATAAGTTGCGCAGCGTGTATGCCATCTTCAACTGGCAATTTTGGTACAACCCTAAAATTAATTCCCAAATCGTATGAGATTTCCCTGCGGCTCTTGCCAGAGCCAAGCTCTCTAACCTCAATATCGTGTGGCGCATTGTGACTTCCATAAAAATAGCCTTTATTCGTAAGTATTTTCGCATAATGCGGCAACCCCTCATTCCTAGCTTCGTAAAAATCTATAACATGAATGGCCCTACCAACACTCTGGGTAAACCAAATTGCTGTACTATCACCTATACCAAGATCCCACCAGGTATCTACTTTGTGCGCCTGGTCATATGGAACATTGCCTATGCGCCCACTATCTTGAGCAACCTGCAACTCTTTTCCAAAAATAGCACCAGGCACATTCGCAACCCACGAACATTCAAACTCCTGCTCAAATTGATCCTCGGTCATCATCTGCTTGGCAGCAACTAATTCATCCTTATCAACAATATTAGTTTCACTAGCCTTATAAACCTGGGTAAACCAATCATCATTATTCTGCGCCGCTTCATATAAATCAAAAAAAGCATTATGACCTCTAGGCGTTCCAATAAAAAACGCCCATCCCTTCCTATCAGACAAAGCAGGCCTTAACACCTCCGGAAATAAACTCTCCGGCATATCAGCCATTTCATCCAATACAGCTCCATCAAGATATATACCTCGCAAACTGTCATAATTCTCTGCACCAAGAAGCTGAATCCTAGATCCATTCGGCAGATCACACCTAAGTTCAGTTTCGTGAAACCTAACCATAGGAACTTTACCAGCAAACTGTTTTAAGTAATCCCATGCCACAGCCTTCGCCTGCCTATATGTAGGCGCTATATAAGCGTATCTGGGATTCGTTTTATCATTTAGTATAGCATCCCTCAGTAAATGGTTTATAGCCATCACAGTCTTGCCAAATCGTCTGTGGCATACCACTACTCCCCAGCGGTTCTTTGTAAGCTCGTTATGAAGCTTTGCCTGGAGTGGTCTGGGTGAATACGGAATCTCAATGTTCATGGCTTAGACACTCTCCTAAGAGGATATAATAGATATAACAAGCGGTGGCTTGTTTTTGGGGGGCTAGGGGGCTGTTATTCCTTAAAAAAGGCATCATACGAGTACCTTACTCCTAACTATTCTTATAGTATGTAACGATTACACATGATTGAGTGACAAATTTAATTGATAAGCTGTTCTTTTTAAAGCTCGTGTGCGAGATTACTGCCAACACAACATGAAAGCAAACCTATTTACCTACACAATCTCAAGATTACCATTAGCCCAACTCAAAGTTACTTGGCCATTACTCGCACCTTGTTTATCTTCTGCCTTATCCCTAACGCCTAATGGTTGCATCTGCCTAATATGCTTATCCATATGATCTGCTTCTAATCTTCTTCTTTGTACTTCTGCCATTGCAAGCTTTGGATCATCTGGCAAAGCCATCTTAACTAAGTCTAGGATTTGATCTCGCATAACCTCACATTGTAAAGCTCTCGCTTTGCGATACATAATATGGGCTTCATCATTTTCTTGAACCCATCTAAGAACAGTTCGCCAGGAAGGCAAAGACTTTGTATTATTGCAAATTCTGGTCAAGCTCTCACCTTCTGCAATTCTCTCGCAAATCTTTTCCATCTGTGGTTTAGTAACTCTAATCTTAATAACTTTGGCCATTTCTACCTTGCTAATAAAAAAGCCTAGCAACTATATTTCGAGCTGCTAGGCAAAGGATAACTATATGATAACGAAACTATGCCATTTTTCAGATCATTTAGTCAATAGTATTGATTAAATAAATTTAATGCTTGACGTTTAAAGTCACATATATATTATAGAGCTAGGGCAATCATGCCCACTTATAGAAAGGTAAAACTATGAAAGATAAATTAAAACAAATTTATTTCTCACTTGATGAGGATAATATCTATATCGGCTATATATTAGAAAACAACTTTTGGAATGGTTGGCTTTGTCCTTATGTAACCAAAGAAGTATTTGATCTAATAGTCTATGAATACACAGTCAAAAGAAAGTTAGATAATCAAGAAGAAAATCCTTGGCTTGATCTAGCTAAAACTAAGCCTAGTGAAGATGGTCTTTATGACGTATCACATGGCTTTTGTTGGTCTGAAGTTGATTACTTGTCTGAGAGGTATGCAACAGACGAGCAAGTATTACAATTATATAGCGATCTTGTAAGCCTTGGTAATCAAATGGTTGCAGAAAATAAGATAGACCAATCTAAAATATACTTTGCCAAGTTACTAGAAGTTAATGACGTAGTAAAAGCTAGAAATCTAACAGTTGAGGAGTGGATATAATGATAGATTATCAATCAACTCTTATTTCTGAGGATATGTGTAAAAGGTTTATTATTACACTTTATAACCATGACAAATTATTTCACTTTGATGACGATCCATCTGAGCAAATAGATGTTAATGGCAAACCATTATTTACATCAAAAGAATGTGAGCATCTTGAAGAAAGAATTGAGGAAATTTTTAATATTCTTGATGATCCATATGAACTAGCAGTTGAATTAATTAGTAAGGGAGCAAAGTAATGACACAAGCACAATTAAAACAAGTTGAAACT